ACACCACATTCAGGACACATTACGTCATCAGGTAAACTATTGTAATCTTCTACTGATAGAATGTGGCCACAAACCACACAACGATAATATTCTTTAGTCATTATAGTTTCTCCAATTGTTGTTTATAAGCATTAGCATGAAACTCTTCCACTTTCTTTAAAGCGGCAAATCGTTTCTGTGCTGTTTCTAACACTTGCTTAAATTGTTCTGCATGTTCAGCAGATTCTTCAATCTGATGTTGTGCTTCAATAGCAGCCTGTTGATTACCTTCATCAATAGCTTCTTGAAGCATTGTTGGATACATGGAAGTAAACTCATGTGTTTCACCGTCAATGGCCATTTGTAAACATTCTTTAGTTGATGGCTTACCAACCAATAATTCAAGGTGACCCCAAGCATGTTTAATCTCTTGGTCTGCCGTGTGTTCAAAGTGTTTTGCAACATCTTCAAATCCTTCTTCACGAGCAATCTTTGCAAAATAACGATATTTAATATGTGCCTGACTTTCACCAGCCAATGCACTCTCAAGATTCTTAATGGTAATACTCATAGTTTTCTCCTAATTAAAAGTATCAGTAATAATACTTATAAACAGTATATCAAAAAAACGCTTATTTGTCTAATGATATATTTTAATGACCGTTATCAAAAAAATCGATTACCAATCACCATTGTCTAACCAGAAGCGGAAAGATAAGAATAGGAGTTTAATTGAAAAGTGGTCTTGTTCCCAAACATCAGCACTCTTACGGAACTTGAACTCGAAACCCCAATGATATGGATTGAATGTGATGGCAAGTGTTGCACCAGAATATTTTAACCACTTAATCATTTGATACCTTTCAAGAAGTATTCCGAAATTTTAGTTTTCAACATGTAAGGAACATCCTCATATGGCCACTCTAAAAGGAATGGACAACCATCAGGACCCCAACGCATATCATGAAGAAAACCTTTTGCTTTCTTCAAGTCATCTTTACTTGATGGATCAAACTGGTGTCGTTGATAGTTATTAAAATTCTCAATTTTGTTGGAACTCATTTCATATACTCCATAGTATCTTTTTTCATCCAATGAACTTTATCGGTCAAGGTATTGACAGGTACCTGTTTAACAACAGGAATAAAAGTCACACCTTCAATCTCTCTGGTTTCCCAATTAGAATAGGTATAGAAGATATCTGTGCCATTACGAGCACGAACCTTTTTTAGAATGGGTTTTGATTTCACAGTTTTCATAATAATACCATTATAACATAAAAAAAGAGGCCTGTCAAGACCTCTTCTTATTATTACCAATTTCACAGCAAAATCAAATTCCTAAGATTTACTGTGAAAACTCAATTGAATCAATTACTTGATGGCAATTTTCTTGATGTTATCTTGAGTTTGTACCAAAGATTCCAACCAGATTTTTAACATACCATTTACATATTCTGCATTACCAATTTCAACTTGGTCTGCAATCTTAAATTCATGTTTGAAATCACGATTAGCAATACCTTTGAAAGCGTAAACACCTTCTTCAGCATCATCTTCTTTAGCTGCACCACTAACTACTAGTTTGTTACCATCTAATTGAATTTCAATATCAGATTTGGCAAATCCAGCAACTGCCATTTCAATGACCCATTTTTTGTCATTTACTTTTTTGATATTGTATGGAGGATACTTTGAAACATTCTTGGCTGCCAGAGTGGCAACTTCTTGAATTTCATCCAAGATACGGTCGAAACCGATTGAGAATGGGTCAAAAGTTTTATTGAGGTTTTCTAAAGTTGTGAACATAAAGTTCTCCTTATATTAAGCGAGTTTTAAAATTTAGATACCCCGAAGGCATATCTGGTTTATACTGGTTACGGGATCCAGCGGCATCGTAGCGTCATGCCCGCTTTAAAACGCTTCAGTAACTTAGCGGTCCTAAGGTGAAGCCAGTATACACTTATATATATCAAAAGTCAATCTTAATAGTGGTATAATTAATATATACACCAAATACCACAATAAATACCATTGTGGTAAATATGATTAACTTTTAGGATTTTTAATGGCGACCAAGAAACGAGTACCAGAAACCCAATTCCATCCACACGATAAAGAACCGAAAGACCCTAAACCAACACAATCATTAAAAATAAAAATTGATGATTTAAAGACGTTTCAACCACTAACCGACAACCAAAAGATTTTCTTTGATGCCTATAAACGAGGTGATTACTTTGTGGCATTACATGGTGTAGCCGGTACAGGTAAAACATTCATCGCATTATATAAAGCAATCGAAGAAGTATTAGATAAATCAAATCCATTTGATAAAATCATTATTGTTCGTTCTGCTGTTCAATCAAGAGAAATTGGCCATTTACCAGGTGATGTATCTGAAAAAATGGAAATTTTTCAACAACCATATCAACAAATCTGTGAAACTCTATTCGGTCGTAAAGATGCTTACCAACGACTACATGAGCAAGGACATATAGATTTTATCTCCACCTCTTTCATCCGTGGTATGTCATTTGATGACGCTATTATTATTGTAGATGAAATGCAGAACTTAACTTTTGAAGAAATCGACACAGTAATGACCCGTGTTGGTTACCGTTCAAAGATTTTGTGGTGTGGTGATTATCGTCAAACAGACTTAAACAAAAAGAAGAATGACATGTCAGGAATTCTAAAATTCTTTGACATAGCCATGCACATGAATGCTTTTACTAAAGTTGAATTTACTGCCGATGATATTGTCAGAAGTAGTTTGGTAAAAGAATATATCTTAGCTAAACTGAAAATCGAAGATGCAGAATAAAACCAGGGGTTAATATGCCCCTGGTTTTTTACCAATATTGTATTTTGGTGTTAATTGCCAGTCGTGTTTTTCTTTATGAGATAGTATCTTAATCTGACTCAAAAAGATTGGAGGTGGAATCTCAATCTGCCGTTTATTTACAACGGTTACCAATCCCCAATCTTCCAACAACTTAACAATAGCGTTCCTACGGGATAAATCGTTATCTGTAATATCTGTAGGTTTACCATCTAAAGCAAATAATTCTTTGAAGTGGACAATATAGTATTGACCTCTTTTATGCAAAATATGGCAAGATTGGAATAGTGTTTGGTCTTTTTTAGATGCTACACCAATACGGGTAAGGGTTTCCCTAACTTTGAGAAAATCATCTTGTTCATTCAAAGTCACTTCAACCAAGTCTGTAATATTAATCATGTTCCGCCTTTATCTGTTTTTCTTTTTATTTCAGCGATTTGTTCATCATTAAGTATGCGTAAAGCTTCTTTGGCCTTCTGGTTGGAATAACCAAAATATATCTTAACACATTCTATGTCCTTATCGACCTCTGATTTCTGCCACGGTTGGAATTTCCGTTTCATAGGTCTGATGGTATTTAGAAGATATTGATATTGAAGGTCTTTTTCCAAATCAGGATGCAAATTCATCTCATTTGCATATAGAACACAGTCCATGTGGTATGACAAAGCTCTATTAACCACAAAGGGTGTATAGGCCTTGGCATCTAAATCATCATGGATTACAGATTTTTTGGTCTGGAGGATAGACGGAATAATCTCTTTGAATAAATCTGGCATCACTTAAACTCACAGTCCACCATGATTTCTGTCAGACAAGCAATGAGATTGATTTCTGCATCTGCCACAAAAGCAGCCTGATATTGATATTTGGCCAAGATGAGTACCAACTGTGGTACAGAACCAGATTTTAACGGCTCGTATAAACTGTCGTATAGTTTCCTGAAGATTCTGGCTGGGTCGTTATCAAGGTTGTTCGTGACCCATTTTCTGGCAGCGGCAAAATCTTTTCCTTTGAGGGCTGCAAGTAAATCAGCAAGTTGTATA